AAGAAAGGCGAGTCAGAAGCAATGAAGAAAAAGCGTGCATCTTTCAAGGCGCGACACGCAAAGAACATTGCAAAGGGCAAAATGAGTGCAGCTTATTGGGCCGATAAGGTGAAATGGTGATGGAGGAAGAAACTAAAGCAGCAGGCTATCATCCAGCAGATACAAACGGAGATGGTCACGTAAGTAAAGAAGAAGAAGCAATGTATCTTGAGTTTAAGCGTAAAGAACTCGAAGACTTAGATGCAATGCGAGACGCTCAAAGAAACATGACTTGGTTTGCATTATGTGGAATGCTTCTCTATCCCTTTGCAGTAGTACTTGCAGATGGAATAGGCTTAGATAAAGCGTCTAGTATTTTAGGCGATATGGCACCAACATACTTTGTATCTGTTGCTGCTCTAGTGGCTGCTTTCTTCGGAACTCAAGCCTTTGGGAAAAAGTAAATGGTAGATTTTATTCTTACAGTGTTTGATGTACTATATGCCATACCAGTAATTTGCTGTGTATGTTCAGCAGTTGCAGCTACAACCCCCACCCCGTTAGATGATAAACTATGGGCAAAGATGTATAAAGTTATTGACGTTTTTGCATTAAATATTGGAAAAGCAAAAGAAAAATAAATTATGGCTGTAGAATTAAGCAGAAGAGATTTAATCTCTGACGAAATCGTAGAGTTTCCATCTGAGACAAGGTTTCTCAAACTTCCAGTAGACCCATATTTGGATTTACTCGGCGTTTTACCCTTACCTTCTCAAAAGGCAATTATAAATGCGATTAATAATAATAAATATCGTTTTGTCACGGCGGCGATTTCTCGTCGTCAGGGCAAAACCTACATCGCAAATATAATAGGACAGCTAGTTTCTCTAGTTCCCGGTTCTCACATTTTAATCATGTCTCCGAACTATTCCTTGTCTCAGATTTCTTTCGATTTACAAAGGCAGCTTATAAAGCACTTCGACTTAGAAGTTGCAAAGGATAATGCAAAAGATAAAGTAATTGAACTAACTAACGGCTCTACAATTCGTATGGGCTCAGTAAACCAGGTCGATTCCTGCGTAGGCAGAAGTTACGACCTAATTATTTTTGACGAAGCAGCGTTAGCAGACGGAAAAGAAGCATTTAACGTTGCTCTTCGTCCTACTTTGGACAAAGAAAACTCAAAAGCACTTTTTATATCTACTCCACGAGGAAAAAATAATTGGTTTGCAGAGTTTTTCAATAGAGGATTTAGTGATGAATTTACAGAGTGGGCATCGATACGCGCTACTTATAAGGATAATCCTCGAATGTCTGAAAGCGATATTAAGGAAGCTCGAAAAAGTATGTCCGAGGCAGAATTTCGACAAGAGTATGAAGCAGACTTTAATACCTATGAAGGACAAATTTGGAGTTTTGACCATGAAAAGTGTATCGAAAACTTGGAAGAACTCGACACCTCGAAGATGGATATTTTTGCAGGGCTTGATGTGGGGTATCGCGATCCCACCGCTTTTTGCGTCATCGGATACGACTGGGACCAAGAAAAGTACTACCTTTTAGATGAATACTTAGATGCTGAAAAAACTACTGAACAACACGCGACAGAAGTGCGCCGACTTATGGAAAAGTGGAACATTGATTATATCTACATTGACTCAGCGGCTCAGCAAACTCGATTTGACTTTGCTCAGAACTATGATATTACTACCGTCAATGCCAAAAAGTCTGTTCTTGACGGTATTGCTCATGTGGCTGCTATTGTTGACAATGATAAATTGGTAGTAGAGCAGCGATGTGCACACTCTTTAGCATCTATTGACCAATATCAATGGGACCCAAACCCTAACTTAGCTCGTGAAAAGCCAAAGCATAATATGGCATCGCACATGGCAGACGCATTGCGTTATGCACTGTATTCATTTGAGACTTCTTCATCGGGATTTTAATGTTAACCAACTCAAAAATAATATTTGACAATTTAGTTTCCCCAAGTTATAATTTCGTTAATAAAAAGTAGTATATTAAAGATGAAAGAGCTAAAAAGAGACCCCATAAAGTATATTCGGGATAAAGCTAAAGCCCGATACGAAAAAGGAAGCGAGTGCTATATTTGTGGAGCAACCGCCGAACTTGATTTTCATCATTACTATAGTCTTAGTCCTCTACTTCAGAAATGGGTAAAAGAAATGAATTACCATATGGAGGATATACGAGAGTTTCGAGATGAGTTTATTAATGAGCATATTGAAGAACTGTATGATTATACTGTCACTCTATGCCACACACATCACTTGAAACTGCATTCGATTTATGGTCGTAATCCGACACTACACTCAGCCCCGAAGCAGCAGCGATGGGTAGAGATACAAAGAGGAAAGAATGGCTTGGTATAACTTTTGGCAAAATAAGCAGGACGTAGAAGAGAAATTAAATCCTGCTCAGCCATACTATGACCGCAAAATAGAGCCTTCTCGCGAGTATACTTTCAACTATGAAAGAGCTTACGAGGACCTAGAGATTGTAAACCGTGGTGTTAACATGATTGTTGACGACTGCGCAGAAATAAATGTAAAAGTAGGCGGACAGACAGGTGCTAACAGCGTCGTCAAGGGTATTAAGCGTTCTCGTGTAGACTTACTTCTAAATAAAGAGCCTAACCTTTTTCAAGACATTAGCACTTTTCGTAGAAACTTAATTACAGACTATTTGTTAGATGGCAATATCTTTATTTACTATGATGGAGTACATCTCTATCATTTGCCAGCAAGCAAGATGACAATTCACGCAAGTGAGACTACTTATATTGAAAAGTTCACTTACAACGAAACTGTAACTTACTCGCCTAGCGAAATAATTCATATTAAGGAAAACTCTTTCTATTCTATATATCGAGGAGTTTCTCGGCTAAAGCCAGCTCTTCGTACTATGATTCTTATGAAGAATATGAGAGACTTTCAAGATAACTTCTTTAAAAACGGGGCTGTTCCAGGTCTTGTACTAAAATCCCCTAATACGTTATCTGAAAAAATTAAAGAGCGAATGATTCAGTCTTGGACTGCTCGTTATCGCCCAGATGCAGGAGGTCGACGACCTCTTATTCTAGATGGGGGAATCGAAGTAGATTCTATTTCGAATGTAAGTTTTAAAGAATTAGATTTTCAATCTGCGATTGCAGAGAATGAAAAAATTGTGTTGAAAGCCCTTGGTATTCCGCCTATCTTGTTAGACTCAGGAAATAATGCTAATCTTCGTCCCAATATGCGACTCTATTATTTGGAGACTATTCTACCTATAGTACGAAAAATTAATTTCGCAGTAGAAAGACATTTTGGATTCGACCTTATAGAAGACGCTACTGATATTCCAGCGCTTCAACCAGAGCTTCGTGACCAAGCACAGTACTACTCAGCTTTGGTTAATACCGGCATTATTAGCCCTAACGAAGCACGAGAAGCGATTAATTTTGCACCTATTGAAGGGTTTGATGACCTACGAGTACCTGCTAATATAGCAGGAAGTGCAACAAACCCAGACTTGGGCGGACGCCCCACAGAAGGAGAAGAATAGATGGCAGTTAGACAAAAACAATTAGTACTTGATACTGCGTACAAACATTTTAAAGAATTCGGACTTCCTATTGATATTGAGTACAAATCTTATGTATCTATCGTAGGCCCTAAAGAGGCGATTCACGCTATTTCAGTAAAAAGAAGTTTTAAGGCATGGAAGTACTTACTACACGCCCTTAAAGTTGCTCACCCAGATTTGGTTAAGCAACCGGAGCCAGTAAAAGCTCCACAACCTGCTCCTAAAGCTAAGCCTAAAGTAAAGAAAGACCCACTGGAAGCTTTGAGCAAGGCTGCTCCGGCAGAAGAGAAGAGTGACGACTAATGGAAAAGATTTTTAATCTTACATCTACCTTTAAAGCCTTCGAAGAAGATGACGGGGGTGTACACATTTGTGGTATGGCAAGTACGCATGATGAGGATCGTGCAAACGATGTCATCATGGCAGAGGCTTGGACAAAAGGTGGATTAGCAAACTTTGAGAAGAATCCTATTATTCTTTTCAATCACAATTATGACAAACCAATTGGTCGAGCGACCGGTCTGAAAGTTACAGAGAACGGACTAGAGCTCAAGGCAAAAATTAGTAAATCTGCGCCAGACCATGTTGCTGAGTTAGTAAAAGAAGGTATCCTTGGGGCTTTTTCTGTTGGTTTCCGAGTCAAGGATGCGGATTATATGTCGGAAACTGATGGACTAAAGATTAAGGATGCTGAATTATTTGAGGTATCGGTTGTTTCCGTTCCTTGCAATCAAGCAGCAACTTTTTCTCTGGCGAAATCATTCGACTCTATGGATGAGTACAATGAATTCAAAAAAACTTTCACCAATCGTGTAGATCTAGCCGGTCAGTCTCTGGCTAAGGACGAAGTCAATACTTCTAGCATAGCTAGTGATGCACCGAAAAGCGTGGGGAATGACCTCACAGATCAGGAGATCAAGATGGAAAATCAAAACATCGACTTGGAAGCTTTTGCTAAGAAGGTGGCAGAGGAAACTGCTGCTAAAATCGCAATGAAGCAAGCCGAGCAGAAAGCCGCTGAAGAAAAAGCAGCGCAAGAAGCTGAAGAGAAAGCTGCTGCTGAAGCAGTTGAGAAGTCAGCACAAGAAGAGCAGGTACAGTCTGCTATTCGTACTGGTATCGAGTCAGGCGCTGAGCGCTTGTTGGGCGACATCGAAGCTAAAATGGCTGAGAAGGACGCAAAGTTTGAAGAAATCATTCTTCAGCACCAGAAAGACCTCGAAGAGAAGTCTGAAGAGCTTACTAAGATGCGTGAGTCAAAGCGTGT